GCAAAGATGGGCACATTGTTATAGTCCCCTTTGAGGTTACCGGGCTCGTAGTATAAGCCCTTGCTGGGTAAAGCAACGTAGATTTTAGGTTGTCTAAAATACTTTTGTAACGGATTAGGTTGTGCCATTTTAACTCCACTAAATATATAATGTCCAAGTATTTATATACGCAGTTTTCTAGGAAAAAATAATGTCTGATGAAGCAACCTTAGCCGCGATACAATCGCTGGCAAAAAGCAACGAAAAGTTAGCCGCACAGGCCGCTGCCAGTCAATCCTCTGGCGGTAACGGTGGAATATTAAAGAGTTTTGGCGGAGACATTGCTAGTGCGGGTGAAAAAGCCTCAAGTGCTGGTGGGTTATTTGGTAAAGCTGGCGAAGCTGCCGTTGAAGGTTATAAAAAATTAGAAAAAGGCATTACAGAAAACTTAGCTACCTTTAGGGATCTAAGCAAATCTGGCGCAAGTTTTAGTAATGACATTGTAGGCATGAGTGTGGCCGCCGCAGGCACACGCATGAGCATGGACGAGTTTGCTGGTACTATTAAAGAAAATGCCGCACAACTATCTGGACTTGGCGGAAACGTAACTAGAGGTGCAGAAGCCTTTGCTAAAATGAGCAAAGACATGTTTGATAATCTTCCAGATCAAACAGATGCGCTTCGTCAAATGGGCTACACTAGCAAGGATCTAAATGATGTACTAGCATTACAAGTTGGATTCCAAGGAGCAACTCTAGCAACTAGTGAGCGAGCACAAAAGGCCGCACAAGAGTCTGCGCTCCAGTTGGCTACAGAAATGGACGAGCTGGCCAAATTAACTGGTAAGTCTAGAAAAGAACAAGAAGACGCAATGAAGAAAGCTGCCGCAGACATGCAGGTAGAAGCCAAGTTGCGTATATTAACCGCTGGTAAGAGTGAAGAAGAAGCCGCTAAGATGCGTTCTGAATACTTAAGACAGTACAATGAAGCCAATGCCCGCGGTCAAGGACAAATGTTCAAAGAAGTCTTTGCTACTGGTACTGTTCAAAGTAAAGAAGCAAGTATGCAAGTTGCCTTACAAGGCAAAGCCGCATCAGCTACTGTGGCACAGGCAAGTTCTTTGTCTAAAGGACAATACGAAGCCGCTGCCAAAGCCAATGAACGTGCCAACGTTGAAATGTCTAAGCTGAATAATAATACTGCTTATCTGAGCGTAGCTATGATGGGCACTGGCGAAGCTTCAAAGAGTGTACAGTCAAGTATGACTGCTACTGCTACGCAATACAAAAATGAAAGTGCTGTCCGTCAAGAGTTAATGAAAAAGGATGCTAACTTTGCCAAGATGAGCAAAGACGATCAAGAAAAAGCAATCCAAGCAGAACTACAAGCTCGTGCTAAGGCCGCACAACAAGGCAAAGACAAAGATGGCAATGACGTAAGTGGTGCTACTAAGGCTGTTATTAACCTTGGCGCTCGAGTAGGAGATGCTAACAGTGCAATTATGAACGGTCTAGTTAAACCGTTAAATGAAAAAGTTGCTCCTTCACTAAACAAATTTGCTGACACAGAACTCAAAGCTGGACGTACAGTTAGAAATAAAGACGGCACTACTCGTGATACAACTTTTGGTAAAGAAATAGAAAATCAAGCCAAAGAAGGATTCCAACGAGGTGTTGACAAGCAAGAAGGTCGTATACCAGAGGACGAGGGCAAGAAAGGTCGTAGATCGGCTCTAAAACAAGATACTACAACTACCCCAACAGGCTCAGCCGCAGGTGGAATTGGCGAAGCATTGGGTCGATTAACTTCTATAAGTGTAACACAGCTTGACAAACTAATGATTGGCGACAAGGTTGTTCCGCAACACGCAGAAGGTGGACACATACCTAAACCTGAACTAGCCATGATTGGTGAAGCTGGTCCTGAGTTTGTGCTTAACGAACCGCAAATGAAGAGCCTGATCGATGGTATTGGTACAAAAGGCATTGGCGGTGGCATGGCAGCTTCCATGGCAGAAATGCAAAAAGCCTATGATAAAAATAGTCCTGAAAAGATGATGTCACAAATGAAAGACATCACACCTAAGGGCTTAAAGATTGATACTAAACAAATGGAATTGTTTACAAAGGGCATCGGCGGTGGTATGGCCGATTCTATGGCAGAAATGCAAAAAGCCTATGATAAAAATAATCCTGAAAAAATGATGTCACAAATGAAAGACATCACCCCTAAGGGTTTAAAGATTGATACTAAACAAATGGAATCGTTAACTAAAGATCTTAACCCGGTTGGCGCATTTGAAAAACTTAATAGCACACTACAAGAAAGCAATCCTGGTAAAGTATCTGCAGAAGATATGACAGCTAAGTCCGCAGGTGGCGGCATTGACATTGCTAAAATTTCATCTGACATTGGAACTTCATTTAGTGCCGCAGGTTCTGCAATGACTTCTCCAGCTGCCAAAGCACAAGCGGCCATTGACGAAGCTATCAAACGCAAAGAAGAAGCACAAGAAAAATTAAACAAACTTTGGAACGAAGGCAGTGACGACGAACTAAATGAAAATCATGAAAAGTTTGCACAAGAACTTAGAGACGCTAAAGAAAACTTGTCCAAAGTAATTGATGACTCTATGAGTAGTCTAGTTGATACATTTGACGATGCTGGAGAAGTCATGGAAGACTCTCCAATCAACGATGTTATGCAAAGTGCAAGCCCTAAAGCCAATCCAATGGCTGATTTGGATACTAGCGGAATTGTATTAGGTCCAAATGGCTTGCCAGTGCAAGGAAGTATTAAGGCCAAAGCCGCAAGCATACCTGCAGAAAAACAAGCAGAAGAAAAGAAAAAAGCCGACGCAAAGAAAGCAGAAGAAAAGAAAGCCGAGCCCAAAAAAGAAGAAGCCAAACCAGCAGCCGCTGCCGGCACTAAACAAGCTAGCCTAGATGACGTTGTAAAGAGTTTAGAATCGTTAAATAAGACTATGAACCGTCTCCTGGCAACATCGGAGGACTTGGGCAACAAGCAAGTCAAAGCTACAAAGAGTGTGGCCGCAAGCGGAAATGTTTATGCTAGGTAATTTATGAGCTGGAAAAAATATTTTACACCAGTGCCAGTTGGCACTCAAAATTCTAATGTAAGTCCGTTGTCGTCTGCCTCTAGAGCAGGACCTGCAAGAACGAACTACAGTTCTTATCTACCAGATATCTACACTGGTAGCCCAAATCGTGTTGAACGTTATATGCAGTACGACACCATGGACGGTGATCCTGAAGTTAATGCCGCGTTAGACATTTTAGCAGAGTTTTGCACACAATTAAACAAAGAAAACGGAATTCCATTTAGTGTTAAATGGAAGTCTCGAGCAACCAACAGCGAAATTAAAATCCTTGGAGAATATCTACAGCAGTGGACTAAACTTCAACAATTTGAAACTAGAATGTTTAGAATCATTCGCAACATTTTCAAATATGGTGATGGATTTTTTATCAGAGATCCAGAAACTCAAAAATGGTTTTATATAGATCCAGGTAAGATTGTTAAAATTATTGTCAACGAAAGCGACGGCAAGAAACCTGAACAATATATTGTTCGCGACATTAATCCTAATTTTATGAATTTGGTAGTAACAGCGATTACACCAAACACTACCGGCACAACCAGTAACGGTAGTGCCTATGTTTCCGGTGGCGGAATGGCCAGAGGTATGACCGGAGCATATCCTACTGAAAGCGGTAGTAGATTTAGTCAGAATCAAAATGAAATGGCTATTGACGCTAACCATGTAGTACACTTGTCACTAAGTGAAGGTTTAGATAACAACTATCCTTTCGGTAATTCATTGCTTGAAAACGTGTTTAAAGTTTACAAGCAAAAGGAGTTATTAGAAGATGCCATTATTATATACCGTATTCAAAGAGCGCCAGAGCGCCGTATTTTCTACATCGACGTGGGTAACATGCCAAGTCACCTTGCTATGGGATTTGTGGAAAGAGTTAAGAATGAAATTCATCAAAGACGTATTCCTAGCCAAAATGGCGGCGGAACAAACGTTATCGACAGTGCGTACAATCCGCTCTCAATCAACGAAGACTATTTCTTTCCGCAGACCGCAGAAGGTCGAGGTAGTAAGGTTGAAACACTTCCAGGTGGAACCAACCTCGGAGAAATTGACGACTTAAAATACTTTACAAACAAGTTATTCCGTGGTTTGCGTATTCCTAGTAGCTACTTGCCAACTGGTGCAGACGACAGTCAAGCGCAGTATAACGATGGTCGTGTAGGTACTGCTTACATTCAAGAATTACGTTTTAACAAGTATTGTGAACGCTTACAAAGCCTAGTATCAACTATATTTGATCAAGAATTTAAGATGTATTTGTATGGTCGCGGTGTTAATATAGATGCCGCTCTGTTTGATCTTAAGTTTAATCCGCCAATGAACTTTGCTAGTTCACGTCAAGCGGCCATGGACACTGAGCGTATCAACACATTTAACACCATTCAAGCTGTACCTTATATCAGCAAACGTTTTGCATTAAAGCGTTATCTAGGTCTTACAGAAGAAGAAATTGCAGAAAACGAACGTATGTGGGCAGAAGAAAAAGGCGAAAGCGTACCAGAATCTACTGACAGCGCAGGCGAATTGCGTAGTGTAGGATTGAGCAGTGCTGGTATACAATCAGATGCACAGTCAAGTGAATCAGAAGAAGCTCCAACAGATATTGCGCAAGAACCTGGAGCAGAAGGTGGCACACCACCGCCACCAGTTGGAGGCGTACCTCCGGCAGCGCCGCCATCAGCATAAATATATCATGATCCTAAGAGAACTCTTTTACATTGACCCTGAATCAAAAAATATAGCTACCGACTTACGTTACAGTCCAGGTAGAGATTCAACTATGTTTCATAGATCTGACACACGTAAAACTAGATTGACTCTAGGACAAATCAACGAATTAAGAAAATCTAGTGAAGCACACATACTAGAACAAGAAGACGAACTAGAATTTATCCATACCATGTATGGAGCCGAGGCAGCAACACCTCCGGCATAAATAATCCACTGGGTGGAAAAATGGTCGTTTTTCCACCATTTCAAGCCTAATATTACATTTAAGTGTAAATATAACTGACAGCCTTGCACAATTTATAGGAGACTAACATGACTGATCGTTCCAAGTTCGAACAGATGCTTGAGTATCTAATCAACGAACAACAAGATAAAGCAAAAGAACTTTTCCATGATATCGTAGTTGAGAAATCACGCGAAATCTACGAAAATCTTCTAGCTGAGGATTTTGAGGATTCTGAGCTAGGGGAAGCACATGATGACGAAGACATGGATGAAAACATGGACATGGAAGAAAATGACATGGACATGGGCGAAGCACATGACGACGAAGAAGGCCACGATGAAATGGGTGGCGATGCTGGTGATGATTTCATGAGCGACGTTGAAGACGACGGCGCAGAGCATGATGAAGAACACGGCGAAGAAGGTTTAGAAGACCGTGTAGTAGACCTAGAAGACGCACTTGACGAGCTAAAAGCTGAATTTGAACAGTTGATGGCCGGTGAAGAAGGCGAAGAGCACATGGGCGATGACGACATGGGCGGCATGGATATGGGCATGGGTGACGAAGAAGGTCACGAGCAACCAGAAGAAGAAAGCTACAGTTTCGAAGATATGGAATCTGAGGAATTTGAAGAAGGCCTAATGCGTGAATACGTAGAAAAAGTCGGTAGCGGTAACACATACAATACATTCGGCAAAATGGGCGACGACGGTCAAAACACCAAGTCAATCGTAGCCGGCAAAAACGATATGGGCGGAACATCTGCTAATATCGCTAAGAGTTTCTCAACAGAGAAAGGTGGCACACAAGGCGGATTATTAAATCCATCTACAAAGCCACAAGATGGTGGTAACGTAAATACACCTGGTAGCAAAACAGCTACTAAACTAAAACCAGTAACTAAAGGTCACGGCGCAGAAAAGAAAGGCGCTGGCGATACAGCTCCAGATAAAAAGAGCTTAATCGGTTCAAGAAAGTAAGATGTCAAGATATCTTCAAGAACACTTGAGCTTTGACCAAGCCCAAATTACCATCAAAGAATCGGAAGAGAGTGATGGTAAGAAGAGTCTATACATGAATGGAATTTGCATTCAAGGTGGTATCCGTAATGCAAACCAACGTGTATATCCTGTAAACGAAATTGGGAAGGCTGTCACAACCCTCAATGATCAAATACAGGGCGGTTACTCAGTGTTAGGTGAAGTTGATCATCCAGATGACCTAAGAATCAACCTAGACCGTGTGTCACACATGATAACAAACATGTGGATGGACGGTCCTAATGGTTATGGTAAGTTAAAGATTCTACCAACTCCAATGGGCAACTTAGTTAAGTCTATGCTTGAATCCGGCGTAAAGTTGGGAGTTTCCAGTCGTGGATCGGGAAACGTCCGTGAAGACGGAAGTGGAGAGGTAAGCGATTTTGAGATTATCACAGTTGATGTGGTAGCTCAACCCAGTGCGCCTGGGGCATATCCTACAGCAATTTATGAACACCTGATGAATAATCGCGGTGGGTATAATGCACTACGCATAGCGAAGGAAGTTCAGGGTGATCCACAAGCGCAACGTTACATAAAAGAGAGCTTATTATCCGTAATAAGCAAGCTCCAATAACAGGGAGAATCACAATGTTGGACGCATTAAAACCGTTATTAGAAAACAATGTGATTTCTGCAGAGATCAAAGAAGCAATTGAGTCAGCTTGGAACGCGAAGATCGATGAGAATCGCCAACAAGTTACTCAACAACTACGTGAAGAATTTGCACAACGTTATGAGCATGATAAGTCAGTTATGGCTGAAGCTGTTGATCTTATGATCACAGATCACCTAGCTGCCGAAATCGCAGAGTTTGAAGAAGATCGTAAACAACTAGCTGAAGCTAAGGCCAAGTATGCAGTAAAAATGCATCAGGCAGGTTCTGTCATGAAGGAATTCATGACACGCCAACTAGCACAAGAAGTTAGTGAGTTGCACGAAGATCAAAAGCAAATGGCTCATAAGTTTGGTAAGTTAGAAGAATTTGTAGTTGAAGCTTTAGCTCAAGAAATTACTGAGTTCTACAAGGACAAACAAGATTTGGCTGAAACCAAAGTTCGTTTAGTTCGTGAAGGACGCGAAGCATTGAGTCAAATGAAAGAAAAATTTGTCAAACGTGCTGCCAAAATGGTTGAATCAACCGTTGAACATACTCTTACAAAAGAGATTGGACAGCTACGTGAAGACATTGAAACAGCTCGTAGAAACGACTTTGGTCGTAAATTATTCGAAGCATTTGCCAATGAGTATCAAACAAGTTATCTATCAGAGAAGTCTGAAAGTGCTAAATTGCTCAAGGTTATAAACTTGAAAGATCTAGAGATTGCCGAGGCTCAACACGCTGTGGCGGAGGCAAAACAGATCGCAGAAAGCAAACAAGCAGAAGCTCGTGCTCTTAAAGAAGGCATTGAGCGTCAGGCAATTATGAATGAATTATTATCACCTTTGGCAAAAGATCAAAAATCGATTATGTCAGAATTGTTGGAAAGTGTACAAACGGCAAAACTACAATCTAGTTTTGACAAATACCTTCCCGCAGTGATTGAAGGCAAAACCCCGCAGAAGAAACAGGCACTAGTAGAGGCTAAAGAAGTTACAGGCAATAAAACACAAACTAACAGCGTAAGTAGTAGCGAGAGCGAAAACAATATTATCGACATTCGCAGACTCGCTGGATTAAAAATTTAAGGAGACTTTAAATGTCAGAACTACTACATGGTCGCTGGACAGAAACAAAAGAAGCCCTATTAGAAGGCTTACAAGGCACAAAAAAATCAGTAATGGGTGTAACTCTTGAAAATACTCGCAAGTATTTGCTAGAAAGCCCAACAGCTGGTGCCACTTCTGCCGGCAACGTTGCAACATTAAATCGCGTCATTCTTCCAGTGATCCGTCGCGTTATGCCAACCGTTATTGCTAACGAGTTAGTTGGTGTACAACCAATGACTGGCCCAGT